TGTCCTTGCACTTGCAATCGCGAATGTGCTTGCCGCATACCGCCATATACAATGCATCCAATTCAGCCTCATGGGTTGGAAGTGTGCCGCTCTTGCGGTACTCCTCCAACTCTTCGGCTTGGGTATTATATGAAGAAATTACTGAATCCTCCATTATCTATTACGCTGTGAGCGCTGTAATTACATCATCCGTAGCCCAATCACCTGCGCTACTGCTGCCATTCTCCTGCATCTCTACTGACCATCCAGTGCGTGTATCATCGTTCCACGGCTCACGTGTGGCGCTGCTCATCTGCAAGCCTTGGCGCAATCCATACACCTCCCAATGAGCCTTACTGTCAGGGGTCTTGCTCTCAAGCAAGATTACAAACTCACCGTTCGCCAAGATGTCCGCAATCTTGGATGCATCGGGACCGCTATTTAGCAGCACGAATGCCACGGTGTGGTTGAATGTGTTGATGTATGTGCCTTGATTAAACTCCGTCTTCGTTCCGCTGAACGGAGTGCGAGGCGGTACGATTAGTTTGAAGACAAATTTGTTCGAAAGCAACGGAAGTGAGGTTACCAAATTGCTAAAGTCTACATCATACGCAACCTTTTCGAGGTCGATGTCGCTGCGGTTGATGATATAGCCTTTGCGCTCGTAGCCTGCGTTATTCGCGGAACATCCGCTCTCAATATTGCTTGTTAAATATTTTTCGCATGCCATATGTCATTCAGTTTTAAAAAAGCCCCGAATGAAGGGGAATACCCTGCATCCGGAGCTCCCGATAATGAAATATTTAAAAACGTAATAAAATGAACCGATTCTTATTAATATGCTGCTTGAATCAAGCGGTCATCAGCGATGAGAGTTCCCAACTTATCCTTAGCCAACAAGAAGTTGGTTTGCAAGGTTTTGTCGAACCAAACTTGCAAATCTACCAATTCGTTCTCGCTCTCCAAACCTACGCACATATTCTGTGTGGTAGTGTAGATGGCACGATACGGCTGATTGAACTTGGTTTCTGTACCCTCGTATGCCTGGATAATCTCATCCCATGTAGGAATTGAAATCAACTTGATACCGCTGTAGGTGCTCTCTTGAATGCCCATAAATATGCTGTTCCACTGCAGCTCGCTACCCTTGTTATTGTTGCGAATGTCGATATTCAGTGCATCCTTGAATGACTGCGTAATGTAGATTACTTGATTTTCCGAACCGCGCAACAATGGGTGTGCATCCATAATCAAGTTATCCAATATCTTCATAGCGTAACCGCTTGCCATGAATGCGGTCTTCTGCGCTGCCTTAGTAGTCTGCGCGTTCGCATCGATAGTTGTTCTGCGTGCGCTATCGGTTGCAATAACTTGATAGATACGCTTGAACAAACCATCGGTGATGTTGAAATACTTCGCGTTATCACCGTTGAGCAATACACCGCCAGACGCTGTTGCCTTTGCATTGGTATCTCCAAACCATGCCAAACGCAGGATAGCCTTCATGATAGCCAATTCCAATCGTGGGCGTATGATGTCGGCAAGGTATGCCGTGCCGGTCATGTCTGCGATGGATGTTTTGTTCTTAAGCGCCCACTGCGCTACTGTGCCAGCAACATCCTCGTAGCACATTTCCAATGCTACTTCCCATGCCTTGATACTCCATTCCTTCTCGCTTGCAGCAATCGTTTCGCTGTCGTAGGTCGGCTTGCATCCTTGCGCTGCCTTACCTACCAAACCGAACTCACCTACGAATGCCAACTTATCGCCATTGCGCTGAGCTGGGATTACGTTCAAGAACGCACCCAACTTCTCGGGCGATACTACCGCCTGCAATATCAGCTGACTTAACTCACGAATCGCGCCATTGTCGGGCGTAATCTGACTCCAATTAATGTTTGTACTTGCCATATATGCTAACTCTTTATGTCGTTATTTACTTTCTCGTTTCTTCTTCTGCTCTTCGTACTCTGCGATGGTCATGCTCTGCTGAACCTTGTGCATTTGTACGCTCTGTGTGCTACGCTTACTTACCGTATACCCACTCTTCAACGTTTCGAGGAACTTCTCACCGCCTGCAAGGTTTACTGCCTCCAATATCGCGGACTGCTCTTCGGTCACCTGCGATGCTTGCAGGGTGCTTACCTGCTCTCGGAGAGATACCGCCTCCGCCTCGGCTGTTTCGGCTCTCTTCGTTACCTCGGCAAGTGCTGCCTCCAACTCTTCTACCTTCGATTTCGCCTCTTCCAACTCTTGGTTGGTGTCGGTTGCAGTCTGCTGCTCGGTTGTTTCGCCCTTCTTCTCTTCGCTAACGGTCTTGTCCTCTTCCTCGGGCTCCTCGACCTTTGTTACCACTCCGTCCTCAACGGTTACCTTAGTGCCATCGGATAGAGTAAATGTTCCATCAGGTGACGCTGCATCGCCCACCTCGATTTCGCCTTCATCGCGTTCAACGGTCAGCGTGCCCTCTTCGCACTCATATTCAGTGCTCGCTGTCGCTTTCATCTGTGCGATTGTTTCTTTTAATCTGCTTAAAAAACTCATATTGATAATAGTATTTGATTTTCTGCGGCTCGCGGTGTTCGGCTCTATCACACTTGATACAAAGCCTAACTCAATCGCCTTGTCCGCAGTGAAAAATTTATCCTCATCCATCATCTTAGCGAGGGTCTTACGGTCTGCCCCGGTGCGCTCCTCGTAGATATTTAGGAAGGTTTCTTTGTACGCTCGCAGTTCGTCTGCTCTATCTCGCAACACATCCTCCGTAAGTACTCCCCACATAGATGGGTAATAAGGATTGTGTATCAAGAATCGTGCGTGTGGTCTACATCTACGCGCTGTTTTCGGTGCTGCCAAGAACACAATGGTTGCCATGCTTGAACACTCGCCTACTACTTCCGCTTTTATCGTCTTTCCGCTTGCTCGTAGTGCATCGTATATCTTCAATCCTTCGTCCACGTTACCGCCAACACAATCAATGCTCATCTCAATCGTGCTATCGTCCTCGCCCATGCCTGCAATCAAATCATCTACGCTTGTAAATGATTGCATGTCACGCCCAATGCCCCACCACTCAAACATGATGCGGCTTTCTTCGTCCACGATTTCGTTGTGTAGTTTTAATTTCGCCATATTTTCGTTTTAATTTTTACAAAAGTACTGCAACGGGTCGTTTTTTGCAATAAATCGGCTAAAAATACACTGTCATTTGTGTGTCATGTGTACCCAAATTTCATGTTTCGTACCCATGCAATACGGTAAGTGTACCCGAAACTCGACAAACGGGTACAATAAAAAGGGTAAACGCATCGCTGCGGCTACCCTCCAAAATCCAAAAACTCACTTAATTATGAAGAAAGTACTTGCTAAAATAGTACCGTTTGCTCAAATTTCGCAACTATGCGATATATATGCCGCTCCTGCACCTTGTATTTGTCTGCAAGATAGGATAGTGTAAACGCCCTCTTCACTCCGTCCTTCTCCTGCTGCTTATACTCTCGGTACAATTCAAGGTACTTGACCGTACTCGCCTCTACATGTGCATCGCACAGTTGCCGCAAGATATACTCATTGCTCTTGATTAGTTCATATATAGTCATAACGTTCTTATTTCATTTTTATTGTTCTATTTCTTGAACTTCGCAATGCGTTCCTTCACGCGAACGCGGTTTGTTACGTCCGTAATATCTGTAACGCTGACCACTGGCGCAGGAAGGCTCTTAATCAAGTCGCGTGTTGCATCCTGCATCATGCTGTTAATGTCTGCCGTGCCGCCTGCCTGCTTGCCATATATCGGTACTCCTCCACCTGCTTGGTTGATAGCGGACAGCAACGGAGCAAATGCCGCTGTACTCTTGGCATTGATTACACTCTCGCCATCGGATAGCATAGCCGGCACACTGTCGCTCGTTGATGTACCCTCGCCCGATACATCTCCACCAGTAGCGAACTTAGCACTATTTACGTAACTTATCGCGGATGCCATGTTTGCCAAAATACTTGCGATACCGCTTGCCATGGTGACTACTCCTGCAATACCCTTGCCAGCCTCGGCACTCGTCATTTTAGCAATTGCCTCTCCAATGCTAATAGCGATGTTCGCCAATGCAACAACCTTCGCCAGTTGTGCCGCTGCCTCGTTGTCCTCGCCTGCGCTCTCCAATAGTGTAGATAGTCCGCTTGTCAATTCCTTGGCTGCGGTGAATGCCCCCTCACGCGCCTTGGTTTTCGCCTCTTCGGATTCTTGTGTGTTGGCTGTAGCCTGCGCGTTAGCTTTGGCGGTCTTGCGTATTTCCTCCTCCGTCCTTGTTCGCTGCACCTCGGCAACGTCTTGGTTGTACTTCTCTTCGAGGTTGATTAACGTCTGTTGCAGTGCTTTTTTGGCGGTGATGGTTAGCTTGCTTTCGTCTGCTAACTGCTCACGTATCTTCTCCACTCTGCGGTCGTAGGCTGCCTTCATCTCTGCCAATCTACGCTCCGTTCCATCCTTAATCAGCGCAATGAGGCTATCTTCTGCCTGCTGTACTGCCGACTTTTCAATACTCATCATCTCTGCCAACAATCGCTGCTGTTCCTTCAATAACCGCTCCTGCTCCTTCAACGCCTGCTCTTTCTCCTTGGTTACGCTCTGTATGCTCGCTCTTACGCTTGCGCTTGCCGAGGCTTGTGCGCTTGCCTCTGCCTTGGCGATGGTGTTCAATCTGCGCTCTATGGTTCGCATCTTCGTGTACTTCTCTGTTTGTGCATCCGTAATCGCTGCGTTTGCTTGTGCCAACTTCAAGTTGGTTTCGTACGTGTTGTCCGCGGTTTTGTTTTCGTACAAGAGTTGATTGCGCTGTGCCACTCGTAGTTTAATCAACGCATCGCTCTGCTTGTTCATTATTCGCTCATACTCGGCTGCAAACTGCTTGCGCTGCTCGGTGGTGTACTTCTCCGTTTGCATCAGTTGAACCTGCAGTTTAGCCAACTCTTGGTTCCACTTGGCGTTCATCTGTACGTAATCCTTTTGCCGTGCCTCTGCCTCCCTCCGATAATGCTCCGCTTTCTCCGCGTTATCCAACGCCTTTGTTGCTTGTTCGTCACTCTCGGATACAAGATGCAGGAAACCTAACGCGGTTTGATACAATACGCTAAGATTATTATTTGCTTTGGTTATCGATGCCGCCCAGTCTTGTATGCGCTTTTCAATCACGTTGATTGCTGCAGTGAACGGAGTCAATGTACTCTTCCATCTGTTGGTGTTCTCTTCGCTCGACTGAATGCCTTCGTTTAATTCGTGTACCACACCCACTAGTGCCGCTATGGCTAATACAATAGGGTTGAGCAATAGCTTACCCAATGCAGCTCCGAATGCTACAACCTGCGCTTTGGCTACGGAAAACATTTCTCCTGCACTGCCTGCTTGCGCTGATAGTGCCATGATGGATTGAGCAAACTTGTTGTTCTGCCCCAGTGCGGACAGAATCGAATTTTCATAGTTACCCACGTTGCGGTAAAAACGTTGCGTCTCCTCTTCCGCACCCTTCAATTCCTTGGTTACCTCGTTGATGTGATTTTTCAACGCCTCGCCTGCTGCGCTCTCACGCTCTGCTCTGCTCATATCGTCATAAGCCTTGGTCGCGTTTGATAGCTCGGCTCTCAATTGCCGAAGACTCCCTTGCTGCGCTTTCTGCTGCGTTATCTCGTTCTTGATTTCCTTCTCAACCTCGCGAATGGACTTCTTGTACTCATCCTTCGCAAGTTTGGCTTTCTCCATCTCGGTATCATACTTCTGTTGCGTGATACGTCCATCATCGAGCGCCTTGCGAAGGTTGTCCTCCGCTTGCTTAACGTCCTTAATTTTGTTCTGATACTCGACAATCTTCTGTATCGCCTCCTCGATATTGACCTTGATGTCAATTATTCTCTCGGTGCTGTCGCTGCTGCTGCCTAAATTATCTGCCATGCCTTAGTATTTTTCGTCCGTAAATCGTATCTTAATTAACTCAAACTCGCACATATCATCATCCCCGGTTGTTACACTGCGAATGAAGAAAAACAATCCGTATTTCTGCAGGTATAACGGTTTCGTCATGTCGAGAGTTGCCAATCGCTCCGCACCGAATCGAATCGTTATCTTGTAGACGCGGAAAGGGTTGATAACCGCTGCATACTCCTTGTAGTAATCATCCAATATCATCGTCCACGTCCTGCCCTCGCTGCAAAAGTATTGTGTAACTCCGTCCACTTTCTCATGCCTCGTAGTGCAGAATATCGGGTTGTCGCTCTTCTCTTCGAAGGTTTCCAGTCCATCATCATCGTAGGTGTAAAGCTCCACCCACGGAATGCTGTCTACGGTCTTGTATGTGTTGAACGGTAAGGTTACAAGGTCGGTTTCGCTTTCCAGCGTCCAATCATCGCAGGGCAAGGATGCATCCCAATCTCTATCCTCGTTATCCGCATAACGGAAGTAGTTTGTTTTGGCGTAGTCATCGTCATGGAACTCTATCTCTTTGATTTCGCTCGTTACTTCGTCATACTTAATGATATTCGTTGTCTTTGGGTTCTGACTACTCGCCCATGCTATCATTCGGCTGTATGTCCTCGGATAGAACTCGCCCTCTATCGGCACTAATGCAATACCGGTGATGGCGCACATGGCGGTAATGTAGTCCACGCAATCCATGTCGGGCATGTTTAGCGCGTAGTCAAACATCTGCCCTTCGTTTGGGACTACATGGTCGTATGCAACGCGCAGCTTGCAGTCGGAGAAATCGAATGTCGCGTTATGGATAGAACTAAATAACTTATGGTTCTGTGAATGCCCTGCGCAGGTGGATAGCTCTATAACAAACATCATGTTCGTTCCATACGTCTTGTTCGTAAGCTCTGCAGCCGACTTGCTGAACGCATCGTCCGAATCGAAGTTAAAATGGAACGTTCTCGCGGTGTCGGTCTTAGTTGAATCGGTGTAAACATACGACTTTATCCAGTTCGCCAACCTCGGATAGCCTATGAATACACCATTTAGCTCTTGCGCCTCTGTGCTAAAAATGCTTATACCTACGCTTAGGTTGTCTAAGTTAGCTTTGCAATCAATCGGTATCGTTACATCCAACGTACCTTCTAATCGCGCTTGCAGGAATCGTTGTGAAGGCACCACGCCAATCCAGTACTCCGTATTGCCGTTGTCACCGAATGTTGCAACACGGTCGTATCTATCGGGGTTGTTCGGAAACACAAAGAACGGAGGATAGCGCATAGCTGTTCGCATGTTGATTGTAGCTGATACAAGGTTTACTTCTTCGCCATTGTCCGCTGCGTTAAGGAATGGCATGACCAATCCATCGAACCGCGCTTTCTCTACATCCCCGAATCCTTCCGTAACTCCGTCATCGCTGCGTATCTTCATGCCTAACTTATCGCAACACTTCAATAGCAAATCGTAGCATGGGTATGTAGGCGGTATCTTCGCATCATCGTCCTGCCCTGCGTTGAATCCGCACTTATAAGGGTAGGTAAACTCGTTCTCATCGCGTGCGAACTCTACCTCTCCCAATTCAAGGTCTTGCAGGGTGTAATCGTTGTCCTCAATCATGCCTGCGCCCCAAAATAGATTTAGCTCGTATGCGTCCTCCGTAACGCGCATTATTGCAACGTCCGCACCTTCTATCAGTACCACGCCATCCCTT